GTTTCTATGGTCCGCGTCTTCTATCTCCTTCCAAAGTGAGTTCCTGAAATGAATGAGAGCGCATACGGGAACTACAGCGACGACATTTTCGTCCGGGCGATGGAGCTAGGATGCTGGCCGGTCCGGGCGAGGCAGACGCGGCAAGGACAAGACTCAACGATGCCTTGGAAGTGTGGATGCTTCGACCAACGGCACAACGGCAGCGAAGGACTTATCAACTTGAGCGCGTTACTGCGGGTAGAAAGGGCAAAGGCGACAGCATGAAACGGAAATTTCCATCGACGCTCAAAGCCTTCCTTGCGGGTAATACGAGCTGGTACGAGGCGGATTGTTTCCTTTTTCAGTTACCCAACGGGCAAACAATGAACGTAACAACTGGCCAATGGGACATAACGTTTAGGGCAGACACCCCCGGTTGGGGCGGCCCGCAGACGACTTTTTACTCGGCGAACTTTGGGCAGTGGAGCCGGGGTGCCATTACCTCCGAGGCCGGTTTCAGCCTAGCAGCTAACACGATGGACCTTACTTGCATGGTGGACGACTCCACCCTGTTTCCGGGTCTGTCAATCAATATGCTGGCGGCGGCTCATAGTCATCTCTTCGACGGGGCGACCGTGTGGGTCTACACGGCATACATGCCTACAGACGGATACGGCAACGTTTCGACAGGCATCGAAACAAAGTTCCAAGGGGTCATCCAACGAGCGACAAAGCTATCGCGTGGGCTGATTGAGTTTGAGGTCGCGGACCCGCTCTTCCTGCTAAACATGAAGGTGCCGGGCCGCGTCATTCAGACCAATTGCTCAAACCAATTCACGGACGCGAATTGCGGATTGAACCCGGCAGACTACACGGTCAACGTCACGGCGACCACTGGTAGTAATGCGTTTGAGATATTCGCCTCGATGCCTCAAACTGCCGGGTACTTCACTCAAGGCGTTGTGAAGTGCTTGTCCGGGGCTAACGTCGGATGGAGCCAAACGGTAAAGGCCCACACTTCCGGGTTGCTGACGTTGATGCGCCCGTTTGTTCTCCCAGTCTCTGCCGGGGACACCTTCGCAGTTATCAAGGGTTGTGACAAAACCGTGAGCACGTGTGCCGGAACGACGCGAGCCAATGGCACCCCCGAGCCTAGCAACTTCCGAACCCGCTTCGGCGGCCAACCATTCACCCCACCACCCACGGCGGCTATATGACGAACTTGAAGACACTGACAAACGAACAAAGAGCGGCCATCGTTGCCGAGGCTAAAAGCTGGATAGGCACACCGTACCACGGGCACTCCTGTATGAAGGGCCACGGCGTCGATTGTGGCCAATTGATATACGGGGTTTTTCGTGGTTGCGGACTCGTCTCCGAAATCCAGCTTCCGAAAGACTACTCTCTCCAGGTCGCAAAGCACCGCGTCTCCACCGAGTACGTCGATATTGTGGACCGGTTCTTCCGAGAGATACCCGAGAGCGAAGCACAACCCGGCGACATCGTTGTCTATAAGCTCGGCCATTCCTTTAGTCACGCCGCCATCATCGTGAGCTGGCCCGACTATGTCATCCACGCTGAAGAGCACCACGGCGTCTCGGGTGCCCATGGGGCAAAGAACCCTTGGTTTCGTCTCTTGGGTGTCCAGGCGAAGCGGATCTTCCGCACGTTCAAGGGGGTCGAATAATGGCACTCTTCGGGGGCGGACAGACAGGACCGACAAAGATAAACCGGGTCCAAATCAATCAAAGCGTTCAAGGATACCCGCTCGGCGTAGTCATGGGACGCGGACGCATACAACAGACGCTTATATGGGCCGATGGTCTCAAGGCTAAGAAAATCAAGTCATCCAACGGTGGCAAAGGCATCGGCGGAGGCAAGGGCGGGACACAATACCTGTACAGCGCCGATGTTCTCGCGGCTATTTGCAACGGCGGCGGGTATGCCATTGGCGTCGGCGACGTATGGAGCGGTCAAAGTTGGTTGAGCACGGCACCCACGGAAGAGACATACACCATAACGGGCGGAACCCCGATTTATACGCCCATCAACTCGGCCACGCTCGCGGCAGACGGCGGCGTCCGGCAGTCCATCGGGTACGCTGGATCATTCAATGATGTTGGCAGTTCAGCCCCAGTCAATCTCTCGGGCGCTCAATCTGTCCCGTTCCGCCGTGTGCCGTGGGGGACGCCGCTAACCTCCGGGCTTTACAGCGTCAACCCGACGACGAATCAATACAGCTTTTCACCCGCCGACGCGGGTAAGACCGTAACTCTAAGCTATTCGTACAGCCTTACCCGCGTAAAGCAACAGTCAATTGCCGTTGTGCCGTCAATCCGTACCGTCCAGGTTGGCGAGTCGCAAGCGTTCCTCTCTGACGGTGGCGTCGTATATGCCACGGGAGCCAACGAAGGTACAGCGTTGCAAAGGGTCGGTGGGTCTCCGTCCACCGGACAGTATTCCGTATCCGGGAGCCAACCGGCGACGTATACCTTCGCTGCCGGGGACATCAATCAAGAGGTACGGTTGACGTACTTCCTCGACAACAGCGCCTCTTTACCCGAGGGGACGAGCACGATTCTAAACTTCACCCTCTTTGAAGGAGAGAAGGGACAATCACCTTGGGCGTTGCTGCAATCGAACTACCCCGACGCCGCCCTCGGCTACTCCGGTATGGCGCTCGTTGCTTACGGGCCTATGGATCTTGGGTACTCCGCTCAAATACAACAGAACACTTTTGAGATACAGACCGCCGATGCATGGGGCGGCGGGATAACGGATTGCTCTCCGGTGCAATGCATCCTCCGGGTTTTGAGTGACCCCGTGTGGGGCCTCGGCAAGTCCCCGGTTCCCTTCCCTGCCACGGCGATCGACACCGGGAACGGCGGCTCTTGGGGTTTCCCGCTCGCAACTGGAGGCATCCGGCAAGAGAGCACGGCAACGGCGTGGTTTGCTTCTAACGGGTTCTTCATCTCGCCCGTCCTCGACCAGCAAGACACCGCTGCCTCGCTCATGTCGGCTTGGCTTGAGGCCGGGCAGTGCGCGGCGTTCATGTCCGAGGGACTTCTCAAACTCGTCCCGTTCGGTGATACGAGCACGGCGGGCAACGGGTGTGTATGGGTTGCCCCGCAAGTCTTCGCCGCCGAGCTGGACGACACGGATTTCATTACGGAGAACGAGGGCGACGACCCGGTCCAAATCTCGGAGCCGCAAGCCTACACCGATAGCTGGAATAAGGTTCAAGTCAATTGGAACAACCGGGCGCAACAGTACGCCCCGGAATTGACGCCCGAGTCCGACCAAGCGGCCATCAACCAATACGGCGAGCGTATCGAAGACCCGCAATCGTGGTCCTTTATTACGACGTTGCCGTCCGCACAATTCGCCGCGAGCATGAGGGTAAAGCGGAAGGTGTACATCCGCAATACTTACTCCTTCACTCTGTCTCATCGGTATAGCTTCCTCGAACCAATGGACCCGGTTGCTATCACGACATCTTCCTCGTGGTCGCTATCGAACCCGCTCGGCATAAAGCGGATGCCCGTCCGTATCACAAAGATTGTGGACAACCCGGACGGCACCTTGAACGTCGAGGCCGAGGAGTACATCTATGGATCAAACGCCGCCTCTTTCTTCAACAAGGGGACGGCAACCGGCAGCCTCGTGACGAACGGTTTTGCAGCTCCAGGCAATGCCGAGGCTATCGTCTTCGAGCCAACAAAGGATCTTGTTGGGTTCAATGGTAACCAAATCTGGATAGGCGCTTGCGGACTTACACCGGATTGGGGAAGCTGTAACGTCTACGCGAGCACAGACAATAGTACTTACAAATTCATCGACACCATCGAATCACCGACGCCGATTGGAACGCTCGTCTCCGCCTTCGGCACCGGCAGCGACCCGGACACAAGCAACTCGCTCGTGGTTGCGATGGCGACAGGCAGCCAAGGGCTAGACGGCGGGACGACAACAGACGCCGACAACGACAGCACATTGACTCTAGTTGGGAACGAGTTTATTTCGTACTCATCCGCCACGGTAACCGGACCGAATCAATACACGCTGTCCGGGTACATTCGCCGAGGGCGTAAGAGCACAACTATTGCTAGCCATCCTATCGGCGCAATGCTTATGCGCCTGGACGCTAGCATCTTGAAGTATCAGTACGACCCGGCACTCATCGGCAAGACTATTTACTTCAAGTTCCAATCAATCAACGCATTCGGGAACTCGCCGCAAGACCTTAGCACGTTGTCACCACTGGCGTACACCATCGCAGGTAACAACGGCGTCGGCAACCTCGGCTCGGGCGACCTACCGCCGAACGTCCCGCGCAACTCAACCAACGACGCTCAACTCACTAGCGAGTGGATAGGAAGCGCGGCGTCTGTCTCGGTGTTCGGGCCGGGCGGGGCAGGTACGTCTTGGACTTCATACATTGGAACCAAGACGACGGTGTATCCAGCCGGGACGCTTGTTTCGTTGTTGGGTGGGACGACTTATCGTATTTGCTTTGATACTCGCACTAGCACATTCCTCGCGGTGTTCTTCAATGAGCTTGAGACAGCT